TGCTTCGCTTAACGAGAAAGCCAAAATGTATTTGCGTACATTTCATAATGCAAAAATAAACTTGCAGGATGTTTGCTTCTACGATTTGGTGCCTGAGAAATTTTTATTGGATTTTTATGAGGTAAAAAACGAGATAACGCGCTTTGTGTTTGAGAATTACCAAAAACCTAAAAATTATGAATTTCTTAAAGATCTACTTTTTTTCCTAAAGAAAATAGAGCAGAGAGACCTCAACTTAGATTTAGACTTCTCTAAGCTAGATGCAAACAACGGAATACTCAAATTAGATAATTGCAATACTAAAATTTTATATAATCCGTGGGGGACTGTCACCGGCCGATTAACGACAGACAAAAGCAGTTTTCCAATTTTGACTTTAAACAAAAATTTGCGGGGCTGCATTAAACCACAAAACGATGCTTTCGTGGAGTTGGACTTTAATGCTGCCGAGTTGCGAGTGCTGCTCGGACTTCTCGGCGAAAAACAACCTGATGAAGATATTCACGCATGGTTGGGCAAAAATGTCTTTAACGACAAGTTCAGCAGAGAAGAGGTAAAAAAGAAAGTTTTTGCCTGGTTATACAATCCGAATGCAAAGAATAAAAAATTAAATGAGTTTTTAAATCGTGATAAAATATATGAAAGATATTTTCATAATGATCATGTCTCAACGCCGTTTTACAGGATAATACCGGTGGAAAAAGAAAAGGCAGTTAATTATTTGATACAGAGTACTTCCAGCGATATGCTATTAACATCTGCTATAAAAGTTGATAAAATTTTACAAAACAAAAAATCGTTTGTTAGCTTTTGTATCCATGATAGTATCGTTATTGATTTATCTTTTGAAGATAGGGACGCGGTTGATTTGTTAAAAAGTGAATTTTCTAAAACAGTGTTTGGGGAACTCAAAGTAAATCTGAGTTTGGGGAAAGATTTTGGGAGTATGACAAAAGTTTCATGAATATAGTAGGTCTAGGAAATGCCGGCTGCAAAATAGCCAAGGATCTTGAGGTGCACCCTCAATACAATGCTTTTTTTATCGATACAAAAAACGATGGTTACGAAAACTTTTTTAAGATTGAGGAACAATCAACGCACGAGGATTACGAAACAAATTACAAACCACTTGATTTGCAAAAGATTGTTGACGAAACAACGTTAATAACTGCAGGTTCCGGAAAAATAACCGGACTTTTGTTGAGGCTTTTAGAACAGTTTAAAGATCATAAATTAACGGTGTTGTATATTAAACCAGATGTGTCAACAATGTCAGAAGACGACACAACAAGAGAAAAAATAGTTTTTGGAATTTTGCAGCAGTATGTTAGATCAAATTTGTTGTTTCGCCTTTATATCGTTTCTAATACTGCTGTAGAGGCGGTGATGGACAAAATCTCTATAACAAATTACTGGAAGGACGTTAATAATATTATATCTAGTACTTATCATATGCTCAATGTGTTCGGAAACACAGAGCCTCTTTTGTCGACTTTAGTCGAACCAAAAAAAATAAATAAAATTGCTACACTAGGAGTAGTGAGTTATAAAAATCTGGATGAGAAGATTTTTTACGATTTACAAAAACCGAGATTAAAGAAATACTTCTTTGGTATATCAGAAGAAACTTTAAATGAAGAAAAAGATTTACTTCAAAAGATAAGGTCTTACGTTAAAGACAGATCAGAAGAGAAATGCAGCGCATGCTTTGCGATATATTCAACAAATTACGAACAAGATTATGTTTATGTAGCACAGTATGCGTCACTTATTCAAGAACAAAACCTTGACTCTTAAGATTTTGTTATTATTTTATTAACTAGCCGATTGGGATATTTACCAATCGTACTATAGCTAAAAGCAAAAAGGAGAAATACTATGAGTATTGATTTAGCAAAAATGAAGGCGAAACGCGACGCCTTAGAAAATCGCGGAGGAAATAGCGCCTTTTGGCGTCCAGAGGATGGAGAAACCATTCTTCGAATCCTTCCAACTTCTGACGGAGATCCGTTTAAGGAGTATTGGTTTCACTACAATTTGGGCAAGAACCCGGGTTTCTTGAGTCCAAAGAAGAATTTTGGAGAAGATGATCCGCTCAACGATTTCGTTCGTCAACTTTATAACGAGGGCTCTGATGAGAGTATCAAGATGGCGAAGAATCTTAATGCGCGTCAGCGCTTCTTCTCGCCGGTTCTTGTTCGAGGACAAGAGGAAAAAGGAGTACGACTATGGGGCTTTGGAAAGACCGCATACAAGGAGCTTCTGAATCTCGTTCTCAATCCGGAGTATGGTGATATTACGGGTGTTAACGAGGGTACTGACCTTGTTATCAACTATGGTAAGCCTCCGGGAGCACAGTTCCCGCAGACCACCATCGTCCCTCGTCGTAAGTCTTCGCCGCTGGCAAAGACGGATAACGACATCGCGACACTTCTCGATTCGATTCCGGATTTCGATGAGGTTTTCGAGTCGGCTCGGAAGACACCAACAGAGATTCAGCAAATGCTTGATGAGTATCTGTTGGGCGAAGATGATGCGGAAGACTTGTCAACTGAAACGACCAAGTATGAGACTAGTTCTCCTGCTAGTAGCGTTGACAAAGCGTTCGATGAACTATTGGGATCATAATATCCCACCGCAGGGAGGCACGGGTTTACAGGTGCCTCATTTTTAAAAATGATTATTAAGCATTATCACGAAGTTTTGCCACCAGCTTCCCCTGGAAGCGTACGCAACAACCGGCCCTTTTTCAACGAGAAAATTGACATAGGGCCGGCCGTAGTGGTCAACATCGGTAAAAGAAAACAAGAAGAATTTGTCACTTACGACAGGTTTGGCCGAAAGAAGAAGTTTTAAGATGGCGAAGAAAGCAACTAAATTAGGCAGACTAAATCTCAAAGAAATGAGGAATTTGGTCAACAAGAAAGCCGGTACAGAGATCGCTTTCTCGTTATCAAGCGAAAATCCAACTGATGTGCGCAAATGGATATCGACCGGTTCCAGATGGTTAGACAGTATTGTCTGCAAGGGCAAACTCGCCGGGATCCCACTTGGAAAGGTTGTCGAGATCGCCGGCGAGGAAAGCACAGGCAAATCTTATATGGCAGCACAAATTGCTGCCAATGCTCAGAAAATGGGCATCGATGTAGTGTACTTTGATTCAGAATCCGCCATTGATAGCGTATTTTTGGAGAGAGTAGGCTGTTGTTTGGATGAAAATCCTCCTGAAGGGATGGGGTGGTTTTTATATACACAAGCACACAGCGTTGAAACTGTTCTGGAAACTATCGAGGAGATGCTTGGAACAAACGAGAACTCCATGCTTTTTGTTTGGGACTCTATCGCACAAACTCCATGCGAAACTGACATCGCAGGAGACTTCAACCCACAGGCCACAATGGCCCTGAAGCCCAGAATTTTGTCGAAGGGCGTGCAAAAATTGACACAGCCGATCGCAAACACACAATCTACCCTTCTGGTTCTCAACCAATTAAAAACCAACATTACTAGCAATATTGCGGAGGCCATGACTACGCCCTGGTTTACACCAGGCGGCAAATCTTTGTCTTATACTTATTCGCTGAGGATGTGGTTGACTTCTAGAAAAGCTAAAGCTTCTTTTGTTACTGACGAAAACGGCTTTAGGGTCGGCTCTGAGGTCAAGGTTACTCTTAAGAAGAGCAGATTTGGTACTCAGGGCCGACAATGCACGTTTAAGATTTTATGGGGTTCGGAAGAAGCTTGTATTCAGGACGAGGAAAGTTGGCTTGAGGCAATCAAAGTATCAGACTCTCTGCAAAGTTCCGGAGCTTGGTACAGCCTAGTCTTCGAAGATGGAACGTCAGAAAAATTTCAAGCTTCCAACTGGAGCGAAAAACTGAAAAATGACAAGTTCAAAGCTAGAGTCCTAGAGCTTATGGATAAAGAGATAATTATGAGGTTCGAGAACAAAGAAGGCAGTGCAGACGATTTCTACGATATTGATTCAGAAAGTGAATAGTTTATTCTCGTAAAGGCGTTCCTATGTTCTTTTATGGAGAATGAAAATGGACCCTTTCAAGGGAAGAACAAATATTATTGGCAAGCAGATCGAACGCTCAAAGAAGGTCGATCGCTGTTTTTCTTTAGCTAGAAATGTCGCCGCCAATAGCCCATACGGAAAAATTCGCCATGGCGCTGTGCTTACAAAGGGCGGATCGATCATAAACGCGTCCTTCAACAAGGACAACTACACGTCTTTCGGTTCGCGCTTTCGAAGTCCGCTGCGCGGTCATGCAACTGTGCATGCTGAACTCGGATGCATCCTTGGTTTGCCTCGCGATGTTACGTCGGGGACCGATTTATATGTTTGTAGGATAAACAGAAAAGGTGAATTTAGATTTAGCAAACCTTGTTCAATGTGCCACGAAGCACTAAAGCATGTTGGTGTGAAGAGAGTGTATTATACTACTAGCGATAATACCGTTGAAATGTATAAACTTTGAACTAATTATAAAGTGAAGGAGACAATATGCATTCTCTTAAGGGCTTGATTAAAGAATATTTTAAAGACACTTTGTACGAGGCAGAGGTCGTCATGAGGTCGTCTCGTGAAAAAAAATTAACCATTGTTACAGACAACCTTCGAGGAATTGCTGGAATTACTGTTGTGACAATCGCCAGGCCGGCCGATCCGGTAACAAAAGATATAGAAAAAACCTATCTAAGAGTTAAATTTTTTCAAATGGAGCCTACGCTAGATAGACACTTGAAGAGGATGGCCATCGAGGCGAGAAAAATAGATGGAGTATTTTCTTTTATACCGTACACAGCTAAAAAAGTAATTAGCAGAATTTATAGAACCAGTGAATAAGAGAGGGCAATTTGCCAAGCAG